TGCAGCATCTAACTGGTTAGTTTCTATAGACAAGCCTTTAACTGGGGTTATACCACCATATGCTCCCGGCATGAAATTGGGTAAGGGATTTCCCGGAAATACAAATGCAGCTATACAACAGGGAAAAGTAGCTATCGGCGGCTTTAACATTAAGAAAAATAATGCTATATTTATATCTAATAATATTGAGTATATTGGTATATTGAATGATGGTAGATCCAAACAGGCTAAACCCCTGTTTGTTCAGAGAGGAATTCAATCAGCAGTGCTTGAGGTTAAAAAGTTTAAATTGTTGGATAAATAATGGCAACAGAACGTTTTGATATAGTTGTTAGAGCCCGAGGTACTAATCAGGTTAATCGTAAGATTAAAAGCATCGGTACCAGAGCAAACTCTACAAGAAAACTATTAGCATTAATGCGCGCAGCATTGGTGATCATAGCCTCTATCGAGGTTATCAGGGGTTTCACCAGACTTATTGATGTATTCACTGAAATGAGAAATAGGTTAAGACTTCTAACAGATGACACTAGAGTTTTAGCCACTATTCAAAATTCTCTATTTAAAATAGCACAAGAAACTAGAGCTTCTTTTGAAACTCTTGGTGATGTGTTTTTCAAAACAGCTAGATCCACATTAAGATTACGGCTTGATTTTAAAGAGTTGTTGGATATAACTAAAGTATTAGCCCAAACTATAGCTATTTCTGGTGTGGCTACTGAATCAGCTAATGCGGCTTTAATTCAGTTTGGACAAGGACTAGCATCTGGAGCATTAGCTGGGGAAGAACTAAGATCTGTTTCAGAAAATTTACCAGAGTTAGCTAGGATTATTGGTAAAGAATTTGGTATTGCTGGTGGTCAATTAATAGCTTTTAATAAAGCTAATAAAAACATATTTACGACAGAGAGACTTGTTAAAGCTTTAAAAGATGCAATACCCGAATTAGGTGATATTTTTAATACAACTCAAGTTACTATATCTCAAGGATTTACCAGAGTTGGTAATGCTTTAATATTCTTCCTTGGTGGTGTCAATGATGCGATTGGGGTCTCTGAGTTTTTAGCTAAAGGATTAACAAATATAGCTGATAATATTGATAAAGTTGTAGTTGGGTTAATAGCTCTGACTGGACTCGTGGTTTTTAATTTTTTAATTGGTCAAGTTTTCACTTTAATCGGATTAATGAGAACTTTAGCAACAGTGGTGGGAGTCGTTGTTGTTAGAGCTTTTCTAGTATTAATTCAGCCCATTAAAACGCTTATAACATTATTTTCTCTTTTAAGTGTAGCCATATTTACGAATCCTCTTTTTCTTATTGGGGCTGCTGTCATACTTGCTATGGTGGGTGCTTTCTTTTTATTTAGAGATGAGATAACTAAAACTATAACAAGTTTGGGTGGATTAACAGGTATATTTAATAAATTTGTAGCTTTTTTTGGTTCTGGTATTATTGTTATGATAGAAAACTGGGAACTATTGGGGCAAGTTATAAAAGAAACATTTATAGGTGCATTAAATTTTGTTATAGCTGCATTCGAACGTACTTTAAATTTTATATCAAAAGGTATTACAGATCTTGTTAATGCTGTATCATCTTTAATTTCTATTGGGGTTTTAGGGGAAGCACAACTTATACAGTTTCCAGATTTAGTATTTGATTTTGGTAGAATAACAAGTGAGGCTGAAGGATCTCTTTCTGATTTAGTTAAATTATTTAAAAATAAATTTAAAGAAATAGAAGATTCAAACCCTGCAGCAACAATAGAAGAACGGTTTAACATGTTTTTAGACTTTCTTAAAAAATTTACTAAAGATGGTGCTGTTGTTCTTGATGAATTATTAAAATTATTTCCTAAAGGTGCTGGAGAAGGAAAAGAATTAACTGCAGAACTTAATAAGGAATTAAATGCTATTGGTGCCTTAGTTAGGGGCTTGAGTCCTTTGGCTGAGATGCGGGCTCGAATGATAAGAATCAATAATGCTTTAACCAAGGCCAGAGGTGCGGGTATAGATGTTCTTAAAGTGTTTGGATTAACAGAAGATGAGATAATTAGACGATCTATACGGAACCAACTAGGTGCTGGTAATGCAACAGCTATACTTGCTGAAAAAACTAAGTTATTAAATGAAGCAAGAAAAGCTGGTAATATAACTGCTGTAGAAGAAATTAGATTACTACGAGATGCTAGGATAGCGGCTTTACAATTAGATGAATCATTTTCTGGACAACTGACTTTAACTTTATTAGAATTTCAAAAAGAATTAACTAATCTAGGAGAACTAGCTGGTAACACTGTTGTCAATGCATTTGGTTCTGCTGAAGATGCTATAGTTAAATTTGTTACAACGGGTAAGCTTGAATTCTCATCTTTAATAGATAGTATTTTAACTGATCTAACTCGATTAGCTGTTAGACAGGCTATCACTGCCCCTTTAGCTAATTTATTAGGTATTGGAGATCCGGGTGGTGGATTTCTTGGTGATTTACTCGGTGCTTTTACTGGTGGCAGCACTGGTGGAGGTGGTGGGGCTGGACCCAGCATTCCCGGACTTAGAACTGGTGGGCAGTTTACCGTAGGAGGCGCAGGAGGGGCCGATAGTCAACTTATCGCGTTCAAGGCTACTCCCGGTGAAGAAGTTACAGTTACACGCCCTGATCAACGTCCTACGGGCACTGAGGGTATATCTGGCAGACCTATTCAAGTTATTTTTCAAATAGAGACTCCAAATGTAGATAGTTTCCGGAGATCACAAGATCAATTAATGAATGAAGCGTTTATTGCTGCAACAAGAGCAAACAGGAGAAATAGTTAATGGCATTTCATGATGTTAGACTATTAGAGGATATTGAACGGGGGGCTCAAGGGGGGCCTCGGTTTAAAACAGGCATTCTTACGCTATCAAGTGGCTTTGAACAACGCAATATAGAATTTGAAGAAACCCGAGGTTTTTGGGATATAGGTTACGGCATTCAAACTAAAACTGATTTTACCGGAGTTATAGAATTTTTTTATACCAGACAGGGTAGAGCCAATTCTTTTAGATTTAAAGATTTCTCTGACTTTGAAATTGGAAATGATTCAACCGGTACTCCCCAAACTATCGGTGTTGGTGATACATCCACTACTGCTTTTCAAATATCCAGATTATACTCTTCAGGTGGTTTTGATTTTAACCGCATAGTTACCAAAATTGTCGCAACTCCAACACCCCGTGTTTTTCTGGATGCAGCAGAACAAGGAGCTGGATTTACTATTAATTTATTAACTGGTATAGTGACATTTTCTGTAGCTCCCGGAGCTGGTGTATTAGTTCGTATAATATGTGAATTTGATGTTGCCGTTAGGTTTGATACAGATGCTCTAGATATTAATTTATTACATTTTGATGCAGGATCTATTCCAAAAATCCCTGTTATAGAGGTGCGTGGTGAATGAAAACAATATCAGCAGGATTACAAACTCATCTTGATGGAACAACTACGTCCCTTGCAACACTTTGGCGTATTGTACGTAAAGATGCTACTGAATTTTTCTTTACTGATCATGATAAAGATATTCCTTTTGATGGTGATACATACGTTGCCAGCAGTGGCTATACCCGAACAGCTATTGTTAATGATGTATCCTTAGCTGTTGATAATTTAAATGTTGAGGGTATTTTTGATAGTGCTGAAATTACAGAGATAGATATTCGTGCAGGTAAATTTGATTTTGCAGAAATATTTATATCCATTATAAACTGGAGTGATGTGACAGACGGTGTTATAAAAATGCGCAGAGGTCATTTCGGTGAGGTTACTTTAACAAAGCAAGGCATATTTCGTACAGAATTGCGTGGTCTATCTCAACAACTTGCACAAAATATCGGAGAGTTATATCAACCTGAATGTCGAGCTGATCTTGGTGATTCTCGATGCAAAGTTCCGATAGATCCAGCATTACGTCAAAATACTTTTGCTTATGTAGTTGGAGATTTTATCAAAGTGGCTACTACAGGTGGTACTGGTCAAGAAGTATTTGAAAATCGTATCTATGAATGTACTGTTGCTGGAACATCTGCAGGATCACCACCAACTTTTGACACCATTGTAGATAATACAACAATTGATGGAACAGCCACTTTTACTGCTAGACAGGCATGGATGAGACACGCTATTGTTGATACAGTAACTGATAATAAAACATTCACTCTCACAGTTGCTTTTGATGAAGTTCGAGCAGTTGATGATTATTTTAATGGTGGTGCTGTTGAGTTTGAAACC